ATCTGTCAGAGAATGCGTCAGATTTCGTCGAGCAGTGTCTTCTTTTAATTTGATTGATAAAAGGGTGAGTCCGTGGAATAGAAAGTGACTAATAACACTTTTCCAAAACGTTCAATGCTACATCAGCTTATCAGAAGGCATACGGATGCTCTTATGCAGCGGCACTGACTAATGGCCCGAGGATGCTCAGAAATGCTCGGATTGCAGATGAAATCCAGCGTCTCAAGAAGGAGCGATACGCGCAGGCTCTTCTAAGCCCCGAAGATATATTCCAGAAATACATGGACATAGCCTTTGCTGACATGGGGGATTATCTGAGCTGGGGGCAGGAGGAGGAGCCGGTTATCGCTCAATTCGGTACTGTACAGATTCCGAATCCGGAGACCGGAGAGAAAGAAACCCTCATGCAGAACGTAAATGTGGTACGGCTGAAGGAATCTCGCGATGTCGACACGACACTAATCGGAGAGGTCAAGCAGGGGCGCGATGGAATAACGGTCAAGCTCCCGGACCGCATGAAGGCTTTAGAGTGGCTGGCTGATCACATGGATATGGCTACTCCCGAGCAGAAAGCAAAGACAGAAAAACTGAGGGCAGAGACAGACAGGATCCGAAGGAGCAGCCTCCCTGAACAGGACGACGGAGTGGAGATCATAAACGATGCACCGAGACAAGAAGACGGTCAGGATCTCGGACATTGTGATCCCGAAGTACCTGCCGATATTTAACGACCGAAAATATAAACACATTATCCTGAGCTCCGGACGTGCCGGCACGAAGTCTTCCTTCGCGGCGATCCGCGGCGACTATCAGCTGATAAGCCCGGAAAAGGGCTCTGTGGTCGTCCTTAGAAAGCACCACAACAAGCTGCGCAAGACAGTGTACAAGGAAATGCTGCGCGGGATTAACCGCCTCCAGATCCCGAAGAACCGGTTTGACATCACGGTCAGCCCGATGGAGATCCGTTACAGAAAGACCGGTAACACGATGTACTTCGCGGGGTCCGATGGTATCGACGACACGAAGGGTATCATCGACGAGGACAGGCCGATCAAGCTGGTCATCCTGGACGAGCTGACGGAGTTCTTCGAGGATGGAGAGGGAGCCGACGAGATACAGAACATTGAGGCTACCTTCGTAAGGGGCAACACCGGCGGATTCCAGATGCTGTATCTGTACAACCCGCCGAAGAACCCGAACGCGCCGATCAACAAGTGGTGCCGTGAAATGGAGAAGCGCCCGGACGTCCTGCACATCCATGTGGATTACAGGGACGTTCCCGCGGATTGGCTGGGGCCTGACCTGATCGCATCAGCTGAGGCTCTGAAGGCAGCAGACGAGCGGCAGTACCGCTGGGTGTGGCTCGGGATCCCTGTAGGTGTTGACGAGGTCATCTACTACATGTTCTCTGACCGGCACAGGAAAAAGCCGGCAGAGGACCAGAAATACCCCGTGATCGGGATAGGAGTCGACTACGGCCAGCAGAACGCTACAACCTTCCAGGCGTTCGGACTGGACGATTACAAGCACCGGCTTGACGGCCTTGCTGAGTATTACCACAGCGGCCGCGAGACCGGCAAACAGCGGAGCCCTTCGGAATATGCGAGGGACTTCATAGATCTGTGTACGGCGCTTGATCAGCTGTACACACCGGGGCCCAGCACGCACTGCACGTTTTATGTGTTCATTGACCCAAGTGCGCAGGGCCTCAAGGAAGAGATCAAGCGCCTGCTCCCGGGCGTACCGTTCAACGTGATCATGAGGGATGCTAAGAACGATGTGAAGCTGGGAATCAGCAGAGTGCAGAAGCTCCTGACTTACGACATGATAAGCCTGAGCCCGCTGCAGGAGAACGCGATCGACGAGTTCGGAACTTACGAGTACGATAAGAAGAGCATTGAGAGGGGCAAGGAAGAGCCGGTCAAGATGGATGATCACGCCATGGATGCGATCCGTTATCTGGTGATGGGTATGTGGAAGCACCTGAAGCACTGGCTCCCGGAGGCAGAGGACGAGAGAGAATGAATATTTTTGAGTATTTCAAGAAAAACGGGATCGATACTGTCGACCCGTCTTTTTATACATACATCAGGATGTGGGATTCCTGGTACCGCTCCAATGTTGCTAAGTTCCACACATACCGCGTGTATAACGGCTCCGGATACACCCGCTGCCGGCGCCACAGCTTCGGCGGTGCCAAGCTGGTATGCGAGGATATGGCGAACCTCCTCTTGAATGAGCGCGTGAAGTTCACGATCGGCACTCCCAGCGAAGCGACCGGGAAGATAGAGGACACTGTCGCGAATTCAACCTATGACTTCGTGAAGCTCGTCCTGAACAATGCCCGCTGGTGGAAGCTCGGCAACGAGTACCAGGAGAGGAAGGCGGCTCTCGGAACCGTGGCCTATGTGCCGTACCTTGACAACGCTGTGGTCGATGAAGAGGGGAACATCCTCAGCGGAGACGTCAAGATCGCGTACTTCACAGCTCCGAATATCTACCCGATCACATGGGAGAACGGCTATGTGAGCGAGGCGGCCTTCGTGTCGATCAAGACATACCGCCGCAAGAAATACGCGCACATCCAGTTCCACATGCTCGAGAATGGGCAGTACGTGATCAAGAACAGCGTGGTGGAGTGCACGAACGGTTCCGGGTCTGAGATCCCTCCCGAGAAGTGGGGAGAGATACCCGCGTTTGCGACATTGGCCCCCAGAGTCGAGACCGGTTCTGATAAGCCTCAGTTCGTGATCGACACTCTTAATATCGTCAATAACATCGACAAGAGCGAGACAGACGACGGAAACCCGATGGGGATTTCCCTGTTCGCAAACGCGATCGACGTGCTCCGGAGCCTTGACCTTAAGTATGATTCATACGCACAGGAATTCAGCCTCGGACGCAAGCGCATCTTCGTAGCGCCTGAAATGCTGAGCAACAAGGACGGGAACGCAGTGTTCGACGAAAACGACACGGTTTTCTACATCCTGCCTGAGGACTTCCGGGAAGACGGCGGCGAGAAGGGCATGATCCACGAGGTCAACATGGACCTTCGGATCGATGAGCACAGCAAGGGGATCAACGACGACCTCAACTACCTGTCCAAAAAGTGCGGCTTCGGTACCCAGAGATACCGGTTCGATACCTCAGGGATCACAACGGCCACGCAGGTGATCAGCGAGAACAGCGACATGTACCGGACACTGGTTAAGCACGAGCTCGTCCTGGACGATACCCTCAAGCAGCTCTTCAAGGTGATCATCCGGCTGGGCATTGCGGCGCGCGTTCCGAACCTGTCCGAAGACGTGGAGATCCGGATTGATTTTGACGACTCCATCATCGAGGACAAGAAAGCCGAGCGCGACCAGGATCGGCAGGACGTCTCGATGGGAGTCATGGGGCTGGCCGAGTACCGCGCGAAGTGGTACGGCGAGACCGAAGAGACCGCTGCCGGCAGGATCCCTGAACAGACTGGAGGAGTGATGCCTTAATGAATCCCAGCTATGAGGATTTCGTAGACCAGACATTTTCGAAGCGGTACCGCCAGCTGGAGCTGGACATCATGAGGGATATCGTCCGCAGGATCAAGAAGACCTCGGAGATCACTTCCTCAGCCGACTGGCAGATCATGCGGCTCACGATCATGGGGAACTCAGCCGAAGAGATCCGGAACATGATCAAAGAGGCAGGAGAGCTGAGCGAGAATGACATGCAGAAGCTCTTCGACGATGTGGTCGAGAAAGAGTACACAAGGAGCGCGGATCTCTACAAAGAGGTCGGCGCTAATTTTGTGCCGTATGAGCAGAATACAGAAATGCAGCAGCTGACGCAGGCACTGATCACGCAGTCGAACAACGAGCTGAAGAGCATCACAGGAACGATGGGCTTCATGCTCGACTACGGAGACGGCAAGGGGCTCCGTTTCACACCGCACACGGAGATCTTCAGTGATTACCTGAACAATGCGGTGATGGGAGTCGCTTCCGGAGCATTCGACTACAACACGATGATCCGCAAGGTCGTCACGCAGATGACCAATTCGGGCCTCCGGACAGTCGACTATGCTTCCGGCCGTCACGATCGCGTTGATGTGGCAGCCAGAAGGGCGGTCCTCACAGGTCTCTCACAGCTGACCGGCAGGATCACGGACACAAATGCCGCTGCCCTGAATACAGACCATTTCGAGGTCGCCTGGCATGCGGGTGCGCGTCCTACGCACCAGGAATGGCAGGGTAGGGTGTGGAGCAAGAAGGAGCTCGTGGATGTATGCGGGCTTGGATCCGTGACAGGACTGCTCGGCGCGAACTGTTACCACGACTACTACCCCTTCATCCCCGGAGTCTCCGAGCGCATGTACTCCGACGAATGGCTCGACCAGATGAACAGGGAAGAGAACACGCCGAAGACCTTTATGGGCAAGGAGTACACCGCCTACGAAGCCCGGCAGCATCAGCGGTACATCGAGCGCTGCATGCGTGCCCAGCGGGAGAAGGTGGAGCTCCTGAAGGAAGGCGGGGCAGACAAAGACGAGGTCATGCTTGCCCGCTGCAAGTACCAGGCCCAGCTGGACGAGTACAAGCGCTTCTCGAAGGTGATGAAGCTCCCGGAGCAGAGGGAGCGGATCTACTACGACATGCGTGGAAGGATTGCACCCACGCGTAGACAGATGCAAGTGTTTTACGAAAAACAATACGAGAAATTCTCGAAAGGTGAAAAAGTCCCAGACCCGACAAAGAACCTTGACGCGGCATATAAGGCACAAAGCAACAGAAAGGCCGATGAAAGGCAACTTGCAAAATACAGAGGTGTTCTTGGCAAAGAGGCTCCTTCGACCATTGAGGAATTCCAGAGCATTAAGTATAATGATGATAAGAGTTCTTATGGATGGCTAAAACATATGTATCGTATTGCGAATCAATACGAAGCCAAAAGCGGTTGGATGCCAGCAAGCAAGATCACAGAACTGCATGATGAAGCTGTGAGGCAGAAAGCACTGTTTAACAGCGCAGGTCGTAAAGGATCAAACATGGGGGTAATGAAGTTCGACGGTAAAGAATATTATGCGAATAGCAGGGCTTCAAAGGAAAATGATTCCAAGGTTACGAGCTTTGTTAAAAATGGCGGTGATCCAGATAGACTGATTCTTCTGCCGAAAAAGAAGCGGTTTGCCACCAAACTGTTTGATGAAGAAGATGGAAGCCCCGGCCATTGGCGAGGTGCAGATAGCGAAAGAAAACTGTTTGAATATGCTTCTAAACTCTCAGACGACGGTAAAAAACATGACATCTATCTACTGTCAGAAAAAGAAATGTGCGAAAGTTGCGAATTCGTTATGAAACAGTTTAAAAGACGTTATCCGAACGTCAACGTTAACGTCGTTTCTCATAAGTCAAGCCTATCCAAGAAGAACAAGAAGCATAATTCTGTTTTCGAATTTGATGTCGAGAGGGAATATAATGAGATTCACGGATGATATATCTTATGAGGACTATAAAGAAAATGTTGAAGATGCATTTCATCTTTTGGACGATGAAGAAATCCAAGGGGCAGCTGATATCTCAGAATGGCTTTATGGTCAGATAGTAGAGTATGCAGACGGCTTTACCGATACAATAGCCATGCTCTTTATCATTTCAATCGCAGAGTATGAAGTTCGGCATAATATGCTGGAGGATCGTATCAGAAACGGTGCAGCTTATCATATTTATCGCTATGAGAATATGGGTAGATATAAGCAGGATCTTTCAGCAGAAGAGATTGAGCAGGTGGAGAAAGATATGGCATACATAAAGAGTCATGTTAAATTACCAAAGCTCAAGGCTTATGCGGATAGGGATTATGGTTAATTCCAAAGGAGGCTGGTATTGGATAATTTCAAAGCAGTGTATAAGATTCTCTCTACCTTGGAGAAAGCGATGGATTACCCAGAATTCGATCCGAATCAGATTAATGCAGAAGTGCTTGGGGTTAGTGAAGAACGGTGGTCTCGATACATTGAGATGATGAGTGATGTGGGATATATTAAAGGTGCCGACATCAACAGATACATTGATGGATCAACACATATCGACCTTTCTAATGTCAGAATCACTTTGAAAGGACTTGAATATCTCCAAGAAAATTCAATAATGCAGAGAATGTATAGACTGGCAAAAGGATTAAAGGACATAGCTCCTATACCTTGATTTTAACCACCCCCGCAGGGGTGGTTTTTTGATGGAGAAACCACATGATCAATGTCAAAGTAAGACAGAACAGCATAGAGGTCTCCGGCCACGCAGGAGCCGCACCCAGAGGCCAGAGCGTGCCCTGTGCGGGCGTTTCTGCAATGACTTGGATGCTCGGAAAGGGCCTCAAGGAAATCGTCGATTTGCCCGGATTCGAGCTTTCGATCGCGGAGGGCCACGTCGCGATGCACTGGGATCAGCTGACACAGTCCGCGGAAGATCTGATCGATGCCTGGTTCCTTGGCCTTTGCGATATATCCGAAGAGTACGGCTGTATCGAGTTTATTTAATATCGTTTGCTAAGCAGTTGCATGAGCTTTTTTGTTTTCCTCAGCAACGCTCCCGGCGCCTCATTTCGGTGAGGCGCTATTTTTATGGGCTCAACTGGTGAAAGCGGGTTCGATTCCCGTAGAGTCCGATCGCCAACGCAGGGCATCGTACTGCGGGACAGATTCACACATCTTACAAAGTGGAGGTACCTCAACATGAAATATCTTGACTTCCTTCAGCTCTTCGAGGACGGCGGCGGAGAGGGCGGAAACGCCGGAGGAGCCGGGGCGGGATCCGGAACCCAGGGTAATTCCGGGAATAATGCAGGAGGAGCGTCCTACAGTTTCGAGCAGGCGGAGGAGATCGCCAATGCCAGAGCTGACAGGGCATCCAGGGCGGCCCTTGCGAATTATTTCAAGCAGCAGGGCATGACAGAGGAGCAGGTGACGCAGGCGCTGGCTGACTTCAGACAGAAACAGCAGAGCCAGCAGCCGAATGTTTCTCAGATCACACAGGAACGCGACGCCGCTCAGAAGGAGCTGGCGGACTACAAGAACAAGGACACGCTCAGATCCAAGGGCGTAGCTGACGGCTACATGGATTTTGTGCTGTTCAAGGTCGGCGGCATGGTCACTGACAAGAAGCCATTCGATAAGGCCGCAGACGAGTTCCTGAAGGCGAATCCGCAGTACAAGAGCGGATCTTACAGGGTGAGCACCGGCACGCAGAGCGGCGGATCCGGGGCGGCCCAGAACACAAACGATTTGATCAACAAC